GTCGCGCTCTGGCGCAAGCTCAAGGGGATGGGGGCCATCTATCTGCAGAACTCTGTCTGTCTGCTGCCGAAGACCGATGACCATGTCCGCCGGCTCAAGATGCTGGAGAACGACATCGCCGAAGCCAACGGCGAGTCGGTGATCCTCGAGACGGTCGCCCTCGATCCGGGGCAGGAAGACAAGGTCCTGGCCCGGTTCAAGGCTGATCGGGACGAGGCCTACGCCGAGTTCATCGACAAGTGCGGCGACTTCGAACGCGACGTGGCCATGGAAGTCACGGCAAACCACTACACCTATGCCGAGCTTGAAGAGAACGACGTCGATCTGAAGAAGCTGCAAGGCTGGCTGGCCAAGATCCAGAAGCTCGATTTCTACGGCGCTCCCCGCGCCGCCGAGGCCGAGGCCCGGCTGGCGGGCTGCCTTGCCGTGCTGGACGACTATGCGCGCCGGGTCTTCGACGCCCATGATGAAAACAAATGAGGTATCTGCCGTGACTACAGGCATCCTTGGTCTTGTCGAACCCCACTTCAGGTTCGCGCCCCATTTCCCCCTCTGCCGCACACAGAGCGCTCTGGCGGCATGGTGTGATCGACAAAGACAGCGCGCTCATCTTTCACATCTTGATAACCGCCTGCTGGACGACATCGGCGTCAGCAAACGCGCCGCGGAAAAGGAGGCCCAAAGATGGACCTGATCGCTTGCCAACATGTCTCACGGAGGCCCAATGATGCTTGAATGGTCCAAGGCCGCGCCCGCCATTGGTGCGGCTTTCCTGGCCTCGCTCGTCGAGGTGGTCGAAGCCTTCACCATCGTGCTGGTGGTCGCCACCCTGCGCGGCTGGAAGCCCGCCGTGCTGGGAACCGGGGCGGCACTGGCGACCCTCGCGGCGGTCGTGGTCATCCTCGGGCCGCTGCTGGACCAGGTGCCGCTGCACCTGTTGCAACTGGTGATCGGCGTGCTGCTCTTGTTGTTCGGGATCGGATGGCTGCGCAAGGCGTCGCTGCGGGCCGGGGGTATCTTGCCGCTGCATGACGAGGACGCGATCTTTGCCAAGGAAAGCGCGGAACTTTCGGCCGACATCCAGCGCCAGAAGACCTCGCAGGACTGGATCGCCGGGATCGCTGCCTACAAGGCAGTGCTGCTCGAAGGGCTGGAAGTCATCTTTATCGTCATCGCTGTCGGCGCAGGACGCGGGATGCTTTGGCCCGCCAGCCTTGGTGCCCTTGCGGCCTGTGCTCTGGTTCTGGTGATCGGGGCCATCGCCCATCGTCCGCTGTCGAAGGTGCCGGAAAACACCCTGAAGTTCGGCGTCGGCGTGATGCTGTCGGCCTTCGGCGTGTTCTGGACCGGCGAAGGCCTGGGCGTGGAATGGCCCGGTCAGGATCTGGCGCTGTTCGTCTTTGCGGGTCTGTTCCTGATTGCAGGCCTGATGTCCGCACGCATGGTGCGGCGGCCGGTATTGGAGGTGACGCCATGAGCATTCTGAAGGATGTCCTGTCCGAACTGTTCAAGATGTTCGTCAGCGATGCCCGACTGACCGCAGCCATTTTGGCTGTAGTCGCGGGGACAGCGGTGCTGACCCGCGGCACAAGCCTTTCCCCGCTGGTGGGAGGCTTGGCTCTGCTCGTCGGCTGCATCGCGGTGCTCATCGTCGCAGTTCGCCGCGAAGCGCGAGATCGCAGGCGCCAGACCAGCCGATAAACCGAGTGCGTCCAAGTTTCCGCGTCACGCGTCATGTCCGCCCCTCGACCCAGTTCGCCACGATCAGCCCTGGCACTGCGTCCGCCGCCTTCTCGGCATCCCGCGCGAGGTCCAGCCGCTTCGGCAGCTTGACCTGCGGGACCAACAGGAAGATCGGCGCGGTCACGAGGCCCCGGCCGGTCTTCGACCGTGACGCCACGGCGCGGCCTTTGGTGTTCAGCCGCCCCTCGGCCACCAGCAGGCTCGGACCCCTACGCCGGTAGATGAACCGCAGGCGCAAGCCGGTGCGGCGTTCCCATTCTCCGGGGGTGATCCGGCCGCCGCGGGTAGATTTGCCTGCAGCGGGCGTGGGGATCGCGAGCCAAAACCCGTTCTTTGAGCGGATCAGCGGGCCAGTGTCGTGCGCGCCGATAATCACCGGGGCGTTCGACCAGACCAGCGCCGCCGCATTCAGGCTTTCGCCAGATTTTGGGAAGCTGGCGGAGCGGATCGAGTTGGCGAGGCGTGTGCCCAACCCCGCGCCAGTGATCTGGGTGCGCCAGGCGGATTTCAGGCCGACGCCCGCCTCGCGCATCGCGGCGGTGACAGCGCGTTCGCCCGCTGCGACCTCGGCTGCCATCAGGGCGACGATGTTGGGGTCGATGGCGAGTTTCAGTCTCACGCGGGCCTCAGATCGACCGTCCAGACCAGCCGCTCGCGATCACGGACAGGCTCGCCTTGGATGAGGAAAGCATCGCCGTCGATCTCGACTCGGTCACCGGGGCGCGGGTTTGCCACCTCGGCCACGCGCAGGTCGACGCGGGTGGTTTCCGACCAGAGCCGGACATCGCCAAAGTCGGTGACGGCATCGGCACGCCGCGCGACGACGCGCACCAGAACGGGCGCGCCGCCATCGGCTATGTAGACCGCGTCCCGCCCCATGTTTGGATCGGCGAAGAGCGCGCCCACGGCGGCGGCGAAGGCGCTCATCAGAACGCCCCGTTCAGCCGCACCCGGCCGATCAGGTCGGTCGCGCCACCCGCCACCGCCTCGGTCGCCACGCCGATCAGCGTGTTTGCGGTCAGGGTCTTGGTCGTCTGCTTTGCGGTGTTGTCCCAGTAGATCCTGTCGCCTGCGGCCCATGCCTGCGACGCGACCTTCTTCAGATCGTAGACGCCCTCGACAGCGGTTTCGACCGCTTCGCCAAGGGCGGCGGTGCCTGCGGCGATGCCGAAGATGGAGCCGACGAGCAGGCCGTCGCCGGAGGTGACGGCATAGGGTGCCGTCAGGGTGATGGTGTTGCCGGGCTGGACGAAGTTTTTCATGACGGGGATCCTTTCTCAGACGCGCTGATTGGTCAGGTGTTTCCGGATGCGACCGGTCTTCAGGGCGGCGACGTGGCTGACGGTGACGCCGAACGCCCCGGCGACCTCGCGGCGGGAGAACCCGGCGCGGAGGCAGTCGAGCATCCGGCTGCACTGGTGATCGGTGAGACGCGAGAGATGCGAGCGGTCGCCGCAGTGCATCGTGCCGTGATCGCGCTTGTGCTCTATGTTCTCGCGTTGCGTGACATAGGCGAGGTTCTCGACCCGGTTGTTGGACTTGTCTCCATCGAGATGGGCGACGACCAGTCCCTCCGGTCGCGACCCCAGGAACGTGGTCGCGACCAGAATGTGCAGGGCGATCCGCTGGCGGTTGCCTTCGCCGTCGCGGACCAGCGTGTGGTGCAGATACCCCTCCGGGTCACGCCACGGCTGCCTCAGCGTCCAGTCGCGGCAATCCAGCCAGCGAGACCACGCACCGCGAGGGATCCTGCCCTTGCGATGCGCGCTCCAGACCCGACCGGTCCGGTCGATGTGGTATCCGGGGAAGCCGGGGATCGGCACCGCGCCCTGTCGATCATCGATCGTCATGGGAGCCAGCCGGACCTACGCCCCAGGATTTTTGTAAAGGCCGCGCCAGTCGATGGCCTTGGCCCCGAAGTCGAGGCGGCACTTGATCTCGACCCCGTCGACGTCAAAGCCGTTGCGGGTTTCGATGTAGGCGCCCTGCTGGCCCTCGAGATAGGCGTACTCGATGGTGTCGATCTGGTTCGGGCTCGCGGCCAGATACCAGGCGGTGGCGCTGGCCGCATCGAGCCGGGGCTCGCTGATGGGCGAGAGCGTCCGGATCGACTGCGGCACCACCTTGGCGCTGTCGGCGGGGACGAGGTTCTGGGCCACCAGCTGCTCGGCCTTCAGTTCGAGCGCCGCGGGGACGATCAGGAAGGCGGGCCGGATGTTCAGCACCGTCTTCTTGTCGAGGCCGGTCTGCAGCGCCATCGCCGCCCGCGCCGCGCCGACACTCGCCACATCCAGCGCAGCGCCAGTAGCGGCGAGGTTCTTGTGCGTCGTGTGGAACAGCGCGTTGCCGTCCGCCATCGCCGGGTTGGCGGTGATGATGCCCCAGACCACGTCCGACTCCAGCTGGGCGATGGAGTTGCCGTACATCGCCGGGATCCGGGTGAACGCGTCGAGATCGTCGTTGATCAGCACCTGCCGGGTGATGGCGACGACCCGGCCATAGGTCTTGACCTTGTAGCTCTCCTTGCTCTCGCCGAGCGTCCCGCGCTTGAACTCGCCGCTTTCGCCCACTTCCAGCAGTTGCGGGGCCTCGCCGAGTTGCACCCGGTTCATCGCCTTGAAGTCGGTGGCCAGCACCTGGCGGCAGAACAGCATGAAGGTGCGGGGATAGGCGTCGTAGGCCTG